GCTATTATGGGAGTTCAACCCCCCGAACCTCCCAAGTTTGCGATGGGTGGTATTGTTGGTGGATATGGTTATGGAACCGAGGACAATATTACAGCAAGGGTAAGTTCAGGGGAGGCAATTATGTCGTCTGGCGCTGTAGATTTATTTTCCCCAATTTTGTCCATGATGAATGTAGCTGGCGGTGGGAAAAGTTTTAGTGGTGGGATGGTTTCTACGGGTGCTGACGCAGCACAACTTGAACTTATTAATTCTGTAAAAAGAGGCAACCAAACACCAGTGCAAGCCTACGTGGTTTCAACACAGATGGAAAACCAAATGATGTTAAGCAGAGCGACCAAAAGTCGCTCGCTGATATAAATTAAACGACCTTATATTTTATATTATGAAGATAATTGAGTTGTTCTTACCAGAAGACAGCGACGAGGGGGGAATAGATATGATTAGCTTGGTTGATAGACCTGCTCACAATTCCAATTTTTTAACCTTTTCAACGGATTTACCGAACCTCCCCGAGGAGAATTTAACCTACATAGCAGATAACTTTGACGCTGATACTCAAATTGAACTTGCTAATATCATCAATTCTATTGGAGAACCTGTTGGTAAATTAGAAAAAGAGGGATATGAAATTTTCTCTATTGAGCTCGCTGACCTCAACGACTTTTTGAAAGAAAAAGAAAAGTTTATTCAAGCAACACCAAACGAAAGGTCTGCGGAGGACACCCCCCGTGAGCTTATTCGTTATAAGTATATGCTCGGGCCAGGTTTTTCTAACCCTATTATTCCTACCTCAAGGGAGTTTTGTATTGAGATGATAAACGCTAATAAAGTTTTCCGTGTTGAAGACATTATTGCTATGACCGAAGATTGTGCTAATGAGCAGTTCGGGTGTTATAATATAATGACTTGGCGCGGAAGTTTTAACTGCCGCCATTTATGGTATAAAATGCGTTATAGAGGTGGTCGTGGCCCAAGAGCAGGTATTGAATACCCTATTGGAGAACGCACAAACCCATCGTGGGCACAACCTTCAACGCAAGTGAATATGGCAGAGGCTATTTTGGGTAAAGATTTTTTAACTCGTGAGAATTTTGGTGTATTAGGTGTTATTGATGGGCAACCATTATTTACAAACAAAGAAGATGCGTTGAAATTAGCCGAGATTATTGGATGCTCGGGTTATCACGAATATACAATAGGGGATTTTAAGGGGTTTATGGCTTGCCAGACGCACGAATTCGCTTCGTATGATGACTACCCTCAAGAGGCAAGCGAAAACGCTTGTAGGGTCTTAAAATGGATTGACGAGCATGGACGCGATGAGGTGTCAGGAATGGAGCAAACAGGTCTTGCCAGAGCAAACCAACTCTGTAAAAGAGAACCCATCAGTCAAGATACAATAGCTCGTATGGCTTCATTTGAAAGACACAGAAAAAATAGTGAAATATCACCCGAATTTAAGGGAACGCCTTGGAAAGACAAAGGTTATGTTGCGTGGCTCGCTTGGGGCGGGGACGCTGGTGTTAAATGGGCTTCAAGGAAATTGGAACAATTAAAAACAGATATGCTTGATGAGAACCCCTGCCAAACAGGTTATATTGCGTATGGCACAAAAGAAAAGAACGGGAGACAAGTCCCAAATTGTATTCCCAAGGACGGAATGAGCAGAGGCAGCATTTCTGGTATTGGAAACGATGGTGGATGCTGTTATGATGAGGACGCTAACCTCAATATCCTTGGATATAAGACAAGATTTTTCCATATCTGTCCCGTTGCTATAGAAATATTCACAGACCTCCTTAAAACCGATAATTTAGGTGAAGATGTTGCTGGTATGATACGAAGTGCGGCATTACAAGCGGACAGAATATTTGAAATAGAGGAAAAAGTAGTAAGAACAAAGACAGCAGAGTTTGACGAATATACCGAAGCGTTGTTATTGATGGATGACTTTGTGGATTTGATGGCAGAAATAGCAGTTATTACCGGAAAGGAATACAATATGGATTTTATGCTAAACCATATGGAAATTATTGGCAGTTATTTACCCCAAGAAATGGATATTGATGTATCGGGATTAAGTCCATACACAGACCAAGGAACCACGGGTAAAACAAAGAACAATTCCTTCAAGATGGAATTTTCCTATGACGAGGAAAAAATGGAAATAACGGGTGCGGCAATTATTCCAAACAAAATGATAATCCGTAAAAACCCCATTACAGAAGAATTGTATTATGTTTTCTTTAGCGAGAAAACCACAAAAAATTTGATGGAATTATTTGCTAAAAATTCCAAAATGGATGCGACAAACCTTAACCATAGTGATATTGCCGCAGAGGGAACTTATATCGTGGAGAGTTGGTTAGTAAATGACCCTCAATACGACAAAATTAAAACACTTGGATTGGATTTCCCAAAAGGAACTTGGGTAATTACGATGAAAGTGGATAACAAAGACCTATGGTCAAAAATAAAACAAGGTGAGTATAATGGATTTTCAGTTGAAGGATGGTTCAACGAGAGGGTTGTTTTCAACTAAAATTATATTTACCTGTATAAACATAAAATAAACAAAAAAATTTAATGACTACTACAGAAATTAAAAGAAAAATTGCTGAATTGTTAGGCAAGTCATTCCAAACATTCGGTGCGTATAAAACCAAAGAAGGTGCAGAGTTCAAGGTAAGTGAAAAAATGGAGGTAGGCTCGCCTATCTATGTTATCACTCCCGAGGGCGAACTACCTGTTATGGATGGTGAATACGAATTGGAAAGCGGAATGCTACTAAAGGTAAAAGAAGGAATTATTGATGCTATTGAGAACGCTGCAACTGATGGCGGAACTCCTATTGATGAAACCTCCGACCAAGAAAACGGACCTGAAAACTTTGACGAAGCAAAACTGCTTGACGGAACCATTATAGGAACCGACGGGCCTATTGAGCTTGGTAAAAAATTGTATGTTAAAGATGAGGCTGGCGACTATGTCCAAGCCCCTGAAGGTGAGCATTCTACGTCCACTATGACCCTTGTCGTAAATGGCGAAGGTGTAATTACTGGCTTGAAAAAAGAAGGTGAAGAGGGCGAAGGTTCTCTTGCTGAAATGATGGCTCTCTTTAGCGACGCTTTAACAACTTTAACAAAAGAAATTACTTCTATGAAAACAGAGCAAAATGCTCTAAAAGAGAAGTTCAATAAAATAGCTGGTTCTCCTGCTGGCGAGCGTGTTTTTTCATCGTATTCTAAAGAGAATACAACGGAAGAAAACCCTCGTGCTATGCGTTTGCAAGCACTAATGGAGTTCCAAAAATCTAAACGCAAACATTAATAAAAAACAAAAATGAAAAAAGAATTAAAAAAACACGACTTTTCGTTTAATTTAGCAGGTCTCGCTACCTACACCGATGAAATTGGCGGGCTCCTAATTCAACAAGCGATAACAAAAGCAAAAACCGTCCAAATTGGATACATCCAAAGCGGCATCAAAGGCACACAAGCCATCAACCTTTTAAGCTCCGACCTCTATGTTCAGGACGGCGGATGCGGATGGGCTCCTTCAGGTCAAACAATTTTTACCCAGCGCGACATCACGGTCTGCTCATTCCGGGTTAATGAAACTTTATGTCCAGAACAGCTTAACGACTACTGGAATGGTCAGTTCCTAAATGCAGGTTCTTACAACGAGAGCGTTCCATTTGAAACCGCTATCGCTAATCTTAAAAGCGAGCAAATTTCTTTGTTCTGCGAAAATACCCTCTGGCAGGCTCTTCCAGCATCTTCTGGCGGCACGGCTTGTTTTACTGGCTTCAAAGGGCTCTTCAGCACTGCGGTAACCCCTTCAACCCAAGTGAATTTCGTTACCTCTGCGGTTACCCCTGCGGTTGGTAGTATGATGACTGCGGTTGACCAAGTAATTTCTGCACTTCCTGACGCAATTCAACAGCGCACGGATGTAGTAGTAATGATGAGCATTGCTAACTACAGAAAATATCAAATTGACCTTCGTAATTCTAACTGGTATGCATTCACAAATGAGACCAGAGAAGCAGGAATGCCTCAACTTGAAATTATGCACCCTGGAACCGGTATTATGGTATATGGAGTTCCTGGACTTATTAACTCAAACCAAATTGTAGCTGGTCCAAAAAATGAATTAATTATTGGAGTGGATTTGATGAGTGATAGTGAGCGTTTGGACATCTTCTACGATAAAAATGCTGACGAGGTTCGTGTTCGTTCTAACTTCAAGTTAGGAGCACAAATTCCGTTCCCTCAAAACTGGGCTTCTAATAAGTTATCATAACCCTAAACTACAATAAAAAATAAAATAAAATGAGTAATTATTCTGCGTGTCTCCAAACACAATGTATAGATTTAGGGTGTGCGTCCAATGTTGGTGGCATAACTGAAATTTATCTTGTCGCTGGTGATATTACCGGGGTTACCTACAACTCTGTTGGTTCCGTTACTGGCATCACCGGAACAGGAACCACTTACACTTATTCAGTGCAGAAACAAACAAGTTCTTTGACCGAGACCTTCAACAGCGACTTGGTTAATGGAACTCTATTCTACACTCAAGATTTAGTTCTTGTATTCCAGAAAATGGACCAACAAAAACGCAACCAAGTTCGTCTTATGGCACAGAACCGAGGCTTAAAAGCGTTTGCGTTAGATAATAATGGAACCTACTGGTTTTTAGGGAATGACTTTGGAGGAGGCTTCCTCTCTGCGGGCACCGGCGCAACCGGAACGGCCTTTGGCGATAGCAACTCTTACAGCGTGACTTTGCAGTTTTTCAGCAGAGACCCGATGACCACTTTAGCGAGCACTTTATCTGCTGCTTTAGCGGCTGGAAGCATCACTATTGCTTCTTGCTAAACAAACAAATATAACCCTTTAAGGGAGGGGTAAAACCCTCCCTTTTTTTAGCCAAAGAATAAGTAAAAATGTTGCTGATAAAGAAAGGACAAACAAACGATATTTCCGTAAGCGTTTCGCTAAATGCGACGTTGAGTAGTCCTACCTATCTTTTTAAGTTTGTGAATATCCTATCCAAGGATACTTACATTTTTTACCCCAAGGTTCTCCTATTAAATGAACGCTATGATGAGTTCCAATTTATAGAGGGAAGCCCTACTAACTTATTCGCAGACCCCCCTGTTGTTTCCTTCACTTATGAGGGTCAATATTGGGTCTATATCTACCAAATGCCGTGTGGAAGCACGAGTTTGGACCCCGCAGATGGTGAGTTGCTATTTGATGGTCGGGCACAAGTCATAGACGACTGCCCTGACCCTCAATATTGGCAGTTTATTTCCTCAAATGAGGACAACGCAAACTTCATTTTCATTCAAGAAGACGAGCAGTGCCCACCTACGCCTTCTCCGACTACGACTTCAACAAGCACTCCTACTCCTACGCCTTCATTTACGCCAACGCAGACAGCAACTGCAACGCAAACTCCCACGCCTACAACCACTTCAACAGCAACGCCAACAAATACTCCAACACAGACCCAAACTGGAACTCCAACACAGACGCAAACTGGAACTCCAACGAATACTCCAACCGGAACTCCAACAAATACTCCAACACAGACCCAAACCGGAACTCCAACGAATACGCCAACGCAGACGCAAACTGAAACTCCAACGAATACTCCAACACAGACTCAAACTGAAACACCAACAAATACGCCTACCCAGACACAGACCGGAACTCCAACAAATACTCCTACGAATACGCAAACTCCTACAAATACAAACACCCCTACTACAACCACAACTCCAACGCCTACGCCAACAAACCTATCAGGGGCAACAGCGTCTTTTGCTTTCCTTGAGAGGGTAGTTCAATCTGGAGGCACCTTAAACGCTACAATAAGTGCTGCAACTACTACATTATTCACCTCAATTGTTGCTAATGGATTATGGGACGCTATTGATGTATTCTACCCAATTATAGGAGGTAATGCACAAGGCCATATGCAGGGTGCTGGTTCAAGATATCTTAATGCTTACAATTTGAGCTTTAATGGTGGATGGACGCATTCAGCATCAGGAATGACACCCAATGGAACTAATGCCTACGCTGATACACAATATAACGCAAGAGCTGTGGTGGCAACCAATTTGGTTTCATTGGGTGCTTATGTAAATGAAAGTGCATACACAGGTGCTGTGATGGGTGCTATTGATGGTAATACAGACATTTACCAGTTGAGAATGAACCAACCTGTTGGGGAAATACAAGGGCAGCCAAATACAAGTTTAGCAGGTGCTTTGGGAACTCCTTTAACAAGCGCCGCAGGTATGTTTATTGTTTCAAGAACAGGAACAACCCAAACCTTCGTTTTACAAAATACAGCATCAATTTCATTAACACAAGCAGAAGGTAATGTTGATGCAACTACAACTTGGATTGGTGCTCGTAATTACGGGCCTGCTCCAACTTACGGAAACAAAAGAATTGCCTTTGCCTTTATGGGTAGAACTTTAACCGTGGCAGAGGCTCTTACTTTGCGTGGTATTATAGAACAATTTGAAACATCAATATCCAGAAATTACATTTAACCACTATGGAACAAGTAGCAATAATAACACAAGAACAAGCAGACCTATTAAGGGGTCAAGAATTTGCTCCAGCATCACATTATAACCCCGTTCAAGATTGTCTTGAAAATTGGATTATTTCTATTCAGGAAATAGAGCAAACAACTAATCCTGAATACCTATGGGTTAAAGATTTGCCCTTAATAGATTGGTGTGAGCCTATACCGAACCCATCAGGAATTACAGAAAATATTTTATAACCAGACTTTTTTTATATTTTAGGGTATGAGTAATAACAATTTAACGCGACTGGACTTTGAGACCGTGGCTTTGCCTACCTTTGAGGAGGTCTTGAATAACAAGGAATGGGTTTATTGGGGCGGAGACAATATGTGGCCGATACACTCGGTTTCCCTTTATAACTATTCTGCCATCAATAGAGCGTGTTTGAACGCAAAAAGAGACGCTGTATGGGGTAGAATGATGCTTGTAGATGGTATGGACGCAGACCTATTGATGGCAAACGGAAGCGAGAGCATTAGAAGCATTTACAAGAAAACTGCTATGGACTTTGTAATCCATAACGGGTTCAGTATGAATGTAATAAAGAGAATGGATAGTGAGGGTATTTC